AGTACGGCATCGCATTTAATAACGCATATTACCGCATCGTGACAGCGGCTGTATCACGCCAACGTGGAACTGACCCAAAGTTCATGGTGATGATTGACTTGAGTGCATATGCTACAGCAACGCCTGGTGATGATACCCGTGAAGTAGACTTTAAGCGGTACAACGCAAACCTGACAGATATCGAAGCTGCGTCTGGCTCTACGTTCTTGGACAAGTGTTATGCTTGGGTCATGGCTCAGTCTGATATGTCAGGATCTACTGCCGTTTAAGGAGTAACACGTGCTAGGTTTCAGCCCACTAGCGTCTGCCCCACTAGCGGATACTGGGGCTGTTGCAGCAGACGCCTTAACACCAAACAGTGTAGTCACAGGTAGTCCAGTATTAGGTACTCCTGTAGTTACACAAGAGCATGTCTTAGTAGCATCTAATGTTGTAACGGCAAGTCCAATAGTTTCTTCTGTAGCTATGTCAGAAGATGAGACATTCACAGCAGACAGCATTGTAACAGCAGCCCCTCAACTTGGTTTACCAAGTATAACTCAGGTTCATAACCTCTCTGCCTCTAGTATTGTTACAAATACACCTACTGTAGCTTCTGTCGTAATATCTGGCGGTCAACCTTTTGTACCATCTTCTATTTCCACTGGTGCACCTACTGTAGCTTCTACTTCTATAATTACAAGTGGTGTTTTAGTTGCTGACGATATTGTCACACAGACACCTGTAGTTGAAAGTCCTTCTCTAGGAATTATTTATAATCTTACTCCTAGTACTGTAGCTACAGGAAATCCAGTATTAGGTACACCTACAGCTGATGAGACTAACTCTTTAACAGCCTCTGCTATTTCCACTGGTGTACCTGTTGTTAGTTCTCCTTCCGTATCTCAAGATCACATACTATCTGCATCTAACATCTTGACAGGTACTCCTCAGATACCTTCAATATACTTAGACGGGTCAGGAAGAAGAGTTGTTTCCATAACCTCTAACTCAGGCAACACAGTTACTCTGGCGTATAACTACAACATAGCAACTATAGGCAGTCTCTGTAACATAGCAAATGTATCAAACAACAAAAACAAGGCAGCTTAAGAATGGCATTTAACATCAAGCAAAATGATACGTCTCCTTCTTTGCAAGCTACTCTTAAGGATGCTTCTGGCACGGCTATAGTCTTAACGGGAGCTAGTGTTAGGTTTCATATGAAAGCCCTTGATGGTACAGTTAAGGTAGATGCTGCTATGACTATTACAAGTGCATCTGGTGGTGTAGTTCAGTATGACTGGCAGACTGGTGATACAGATACTGTAGGATCTTACTCAGTAGAGTTTGAGGTTACCTATTCAGATAACACTATTGAGACATTCCCTAATAACCAGAACTTGACAATCTCTGTCGTTAGAGAACTTAATTAAGAAGGACTAGATTACTAATGCCTAAAGGACTAGCTGAAAAAGTAAAAACACACAATGCTAAATCTAAGCACAAGGTTACAACAGCTATGTTGCAGGCAGTGTATAATCGTGGTGTAGGTGCCTATAGAACTAACCCTTCTAGTGTAAGACCTAATGTAACTGGCCCTGAGCAATGGGCAATGGCTAGGGTAAACAGCTTCTTAAAGATTGTAGCTGGGTCTAAGTCACCTAAGCACGACAAAGATTTACTACCTTCTAGTCACCCTTCTAGCACTAAGAAGATGGACGATGGTTACTATGTAGACAAAGCTGAAAAGCCGCTAAACAAACCCTTTAGACTTCCAGCGGGTTCTAGTAAGAAGTTTGGTGTCTATGTTAAAGACGGTGACAAGACTAAGAAAGTTACCTTCGGAGACCCTAACATGGAGATCCGTCGAGATGACCCTAAAGCAAGAGCCAATTTCCGCTCTAGGCATTCTTGTGACACAGCTACAGATAAGACCTCTGCTAGATATTGGTCCTGTCGTATGTGGAGTGAATCAACGGTGGGCAGTATGACCAAAGCAGAAGAAGATTTTAAACCTCATCAGATGTATGACCCTAAGACAGGTGATGCTTTAATAGCCGCTACTTATGAACAACATCTAGATTTGAAGGAAAGAGGCTACACTAGCAATAGACCTCTTACAAAGAGTATTGAGGGTAAGATCCTTAAAACTGACGAAGAACAACGTCTAGTTTATGGATGGGCCTCAGTAGTTACTGAGAAAGGTGAACCTGTGGTTGACCGTCAAGGTGACATAATTGAACCTGATACGTTAGTGAAAGCTGTAAATAAGTTTATGGAGCATGTACGTGTAGGTAAACAAATGCATACAGGGGAACAGATTGGGTCAGTTATCCACTCTATGCCTATCACTAAAGAGATAGGTGACTCCCTTGGCATACAGAGTGACCGTGAAGGCTGGATTGTAGCTTTCAAAGTCTATGACGATAATGTCTGGGCGAAGGTTAAGTCTGGTGAACTTGCGGCCTTCTCTATTGGGGGTCGTGCAATCAAGGAGGACTATAGTGCCTAACCTTTTAAAACAGCTTGAACTGGAAGAGTTGTCTTTGGTGGATCGTCCAGCAAATGCACAGGCAATGGTCTCCTTGTACAAGCGTGATAATTCCGAAGAGGAAAAAATGGAAAAACCATATAAAATGACGGAAGAACAAGAGAAGAACTTGGATAATCTTCCACCAAAAGTTCGTGCTAAAATTCGTGAGAACATGGATAAAGGCATGTCTTACAATGAAGCAATGAAGGCTATTCATGACGAAGACATGAAGAAAGCTGAAGATGCAACTATTGAAGAGCTTGAGATTGAAACATTGAAGGCTGAGAATGAACGTCTTCGTAAGTCTCTCATCGACAACGGTTATGTCATTAAATCTGAGTCAATCGAAAAGAAAGTAGAGCCTGAGTACGTTGAGTATGACGGTGAGCAAATCAACAAAGCTGACATCCCTGCGCCTATCCTTAAGGCTCTGGAAGAAGCTGAAGTTGCTAAGGCAGATGCTGAACTGACTAAACGTGCAGAAGAAGCTCTACCTAACTTCAACATCGAAGTAGCTAAAACACTTATTGCTAAGTTCGATACAGATGAAGCAGTTATGGAAGCTCTGAAGGGTGCTGATGCAGTATTCGGAGAGTCTATGGAAGAATTTGGTAAGTCAGATGCTGATGGCAACTTCGCTACTGCACAAGACAAGCTAGATGCCCTCGTTAAGTCTTATATGGACGAAAACAAAATCAAGAAGAGCCAATATGCTGTAGCTTATGCCGCAGTTGCTAAGACCGATGAAGGTAAAGCTCTTATCAACAAATCCTATAAAGGAGAATAAACATGGCTGTAATGCAGTCCCGTGATACACGGTCTTTTGTTGCTGGGGAAGACCTTTCAGCAAAACAATTTAAGTTCGTTACTCTTGAGAGTGATGGACAAGTAGACGTTGCAGACTCTGCTGGTGAAAACTGTATTGGTATTCTGTTGAATGCCCCTACTGCTGGAGCCGCTGCTACTGTAGCAATCTCAGGTAAAGTAATGGTAGAAGCTGGTGGAACTATTGCCGCTGGTGCAGCCGTTCAAGCCGATGCAAATGGTGACGCACTCACCGCTGCTTCTGGTGATGTTGTTATGGGTTATGCTTTGGAAGCAGCAGTTGATGGTCAGATCATGGCTATTGAACTCATCCAAGGCGGTAACGTCGTAGCTTAATCCAGCATAGAAAGGAATAAATAATGCCCTTGCTGACTCCATCCGCAGTGCATGTAGATCAGCCGCTGACTAACCTCACGCTGGCTTATGCACAATCACAAGAAAACTTTATCGCTGATAAGGTATTTCCAACAGTAGGCGTTCAGAAACAATCTGACAAATACTACCTCTATGACCGTGCGAATATGAACCGTACTGGTGACGTAGAGAAACTAGCTCCACGTACAGAAGTAAACCGTATCGGTATGACCATCTCAAACAGCAGCTACTTTGCTGACGTTTATGGTCTTGGTATGGACTTTGATGAGCAAACTTTGGCTAACGAAGATGCTGCATTAGAGATCCGTTCTGCTGGTGCTGAAACTCTGGCGATGCGCCTGATGATCCATCGTGAAGAGCAGTTCGCTACTAGCTTCTTCTCAGACAACATCTGGGGAACCAACTATGACGGTGCTGGCTCAACATCAGGTACTAACTTCCTGTATTGGGACGATGCTGCTGCTAAACCAATTCAAAACGTAACTGACCTACGCCGTGTATTACAGCTTAAGTCAGGTGGCTTCAAGCCAAACACAATGGTGGTTGGTAAAGAAGTACGTGATGCTCTGGTAAACAACGCAGACATCTTGGCTCGCTTGAACGGTGGCGCAACTGTAACCAACACAGCTTTGGTAACTGATGCTAAACTGGCTGAGATCTTTGAGGTAGAGAACTTCTACGTCATGGAAGCTGTCAAAAACTCATCTGTTGAAGGTGTTGCAGAAAGCAATGCGTTTATCGGTGGTAAACATGCTATGTTGTGCTACACACCAAACAATGCTGGTCTTATGTCACCAGCCGCTGGTTTGACCTTTGCTTGGAATAATCTTGAAGGTGTAAACAACTTAGGTATTACTGTTGAGTCATTCTCAGACGATGCTCTTAAGCGTCAACAGATTGCTGAGATGATCCAAGTTAAAATGTCATACGACATGAAGATCGTAGGCGCTGACTTGGGTGCGTTTGTTAATAACATCGTACAGTAAATATTTACTCTGGTGGGGGCTGTAGTGGCCCTCACTTACCCCTAATCAAAGGATTACCCGATGTCCCTTAACGAACCTATGCAATACGACAGACCCCTCTTTGTTACCCTGACTATGAAAGCACAAGGGCGCACCTTTAATGTTGGTGATGAGCTTAAGTGGAAAGAGATAGGTCTAGATAAAGAATTAGTAAAGATACTCTACAGAGAAGGTAGACTAAGACATAGTGCCACTCTTGAGGCTGAAACCAAAGTGGGTGACGGACTAGAAGTACTTGATGTCAGTGGACTACACAACCTAGTAGACGGTATCAACGAGAAAGTAAAGTCTAAGACAAGTTCTGAAGCTGAGTTTCAAAGGAAGAAGTGTAAGAAGTCTAAGATAGCTGATAAACAACGTGGGCTTATTCGTAGCTGGCGTAGAAACTATGGTCACATGGAGACTTAAATAATGGCTTGGTCGTATGATGCAACTGACTTAGGTACAGGAACAGTCTCTGGACGTTTAAACTCTGTACGTCTTCTTGTAGGGGACACCGACACTAACGACCAACAAGTGCAGAATGAAGAGATAATCTTTGCACTAGCTCAGACCAGTGACAACGTATATCAAGCGGGTGCATGGACTGCTAGAACAATAGCTGCACAATACTCTCGTAGGGTCACACAGAACCTCTCAGGCGCTCTTAGTGCTAACTACAGTGACCTAGCTAATCAGTACACTCAACTTGCATTAGACCTTGAGCTTAACGGTAAGAAGGCTGGAGCTAGTATTGGTGTAGTAGCTGGTGGCATCAGTATTTCCACGGTGGATAACGTAAGGCAGAATACAGACCGTGTTCCACCATCTTTCCGTAGAGACAGGTTTAAGAACCCACCAAGTTATAGTGGTGATGATTACGACTACAGTTAAGGGGTAGGTAATGGCATTCTCAAGAGGTTATAACCTACTCAAGATGGTAGAGGAGTTTGGTGAGCCACTCACCTTACGCAAGAAGACTACAGCAGGAACCTACGATCCTACTACTGGGTCAGTAACAGGTTCAGCTACAACCGACTACAGCTTTGAGGGTTACTTCTACAACTACGATCAAGGTATCATAGCTAATGTAGATGAGATCCGCAGAGGAACCCGTAAGTGTGTAGTCCCAGCTTTAGGATTGGCAGTAGAACCCGATGACGAAGATCAGATTATTGGTAACGGTGACACAGTTAGCGTTATTTCTGTTGTTACTATATTTTCTAATGGAGTCAAACTTTGTTTCTTGTGTGATGTGAGAGAGTAATGGCTATACAGGCAACCCTTAAGGTCAATCCCTCTCTTAAACAGAAATTAGCTTTACTTGAGCAAACTGCTGAAGACAAAGTTAGAGATGTCCTAATAGACATAGCACAAACTGCTGTTAGATTATCCCCCGTAGATACTGGTGCATATGTTACATCACACTCCTTCAAGACTAATACGAGTTCTAGGGGTCGTGGTAAATCTTCTCGTAATAAACCTAAGAAACAAAACCAACAGTTTATGCGTCAAGAAGGTTTAGATAATCTAGTACAAGACATTAATGCTTTAGACTTATCTGATACCACAAAGATTACTCTTCGTAATGATAGTCCTCACGCTCAGGCAGTAGAGTACGGTGGGCCTAATTGGAAAAGACAAGGTTATTACGTCTATACTCAAGTGAGAAACATTCATGGCTAGTATCTATAATGACATACGGGCAGCACTTGAGAACAAGTTAGCTAATACTGCTAGTTTGCCATCAGGCATAGCTTATGAGAATGTCTCATTTAGCCCAACTACAGGTACAAGTTACTTACAGACTAATTTTCTTCCGACACTCCGTAGACCCGCTGTAAGAGGTTTAAACCCACAACAGAGATACGATGGTGTGTTTGTTGTAACTGCCTACACCCCAGAAGGTAATGGCCCCGCCGCTGCTGACGCCTTAGCTAATACTATCTTAGAGGCTTTTGAAGCAACTACTAAAATCTCCTACACTGGGGATGAAACAATAACTGTATCTATTGACTACGCTGAAAGACAGCAAGGTTTCTTAGATGCGCCTTGGTACTACGTTCCGATTAATATCGGATGGTACGTTTATAATAATTAGGAGAATACATTATGGCCTTCGCACAAGGTTCTCGTTCCAGCCTATCGTTCATTGTGGAAAGCACATTTGGCACGACTCCTGCTGGTAACTTCACAAACTTACCCTTCAGCACACACTCTTTGAACTTAACTAAAGATCGTGTAGCTGGTACTGACATTCAATCTGATCGTATGCCCCGTGTTGACCGTCATGGTAACCGTCAAGCTGCTGGTGATATTGTTGCTGACTTACGTGATGCTGACTACGATGCATTCCTAGAATCAGCTATGTTGAATACGTTTTCAACTAACGTGCTTAAAGTAGGTACAGCACCTAAGTTCTTCTCTATCGAAGACTACGCTGCTGACATCGACCAAGCTCGTTTGTTTACAGGTATGACAGTTTCTACTATGGGTATCTCTCTAGCCCCTAACCAAATGGTAACAGCTACCTACGGTATGGTTGGTAAGGACATGACCATTGGTGCTACTGAGAAGACACAGAATGCTGCATCAGGTGCTGCTCCATTTGATGCCTACTCAGGTACATTAGCTATCGGTAATGTTAATGGTACTCCCACCACATCAGCTATTGTAACTGGTATGGACTTCACCCTGACTAACTCATTTGCACCTACCTTCGTAATTGGTAGTGATAGTGCGCCACAGTTAGAGGTTGGTCGTGCTGAGGTTGAAGGCACTATCTCAGCTTATTTTGAGGATGCAGCTTTAATCAACCGCTTCTTGAATGAGACTGAAACTGAGCTTGAGGTAACTGTGGGTGATGGTAGTAATACTATCAAGTTCGCATTCCCACGGGCTAAGATTAATAGTGCAGACGTAGGTGTAGATGGCCCAACTAGCCGTGTTATCTCTATGTCATTCGTAGCACTCTACAACACAACAGATGCAAGTAACTTAGTTATTACTCGCTCTGCATAAGTTCCCTAGCTAGGGTGGGGAGGCATTGGTGTCGGGTCTGATGCTTCCCCTTTTAACAAACTAACCCGACAACTTTTACCCGAAAGGAAACTCGACATGGACTTAAAGAATTTAACCCCGACCAGCGACACTGTAGATGTCACTATTGTACATCCTACTAACTTTGATGTCTTGAATAATGATGACGATACACCAATGGTTATCACTGTATATGCACCTCACTCCAAAGAGTATAAGGCAGCTATGCATGAGCAAACCAACAAACGTCTGAAACAAGCACAGAATAAGAAGAAGGTAGAGATTACAGCAGAAGACCTAGAGGACGCTACTTTAGACTTACTTGCTAAAACTACTAAAGGCTGGAAGATTACTTATGGTGGTTCTAAACCTAAGTTCTCTATCGCTAAAGCTAAAGAGATTTACGCTGAAGTATTCTGGATAAGAGATCAGATTGAGGAAGCAGTAGCTAACTCTCTGGATTTTACGAAAGCCTGATTGAAGAACTGGTTGACTACGCAGAGCATGAGTTCTCTATAAGTAAACCAGACAAGTCAGGCACATCAGAACGTGAACACTTAGAACAAGTAGAGAGGCAGACTGGACACAGACCAAAAGCATTAGATGGCCCCGACTTCCCATTGCTTATGTCTCATGTTTGGTCTGCCTTTATTGTATTAAACGCAAGTAGAACTATGGGGTTCTCAGGCCCAAACCCGATAAGTTATCAAGAAATAAAAACATGGAAGGAGCTTACAGATACACCATTATCTTCTTGGGAAATAGAAGCAATAAAACGTGTTGATGTAGTCTTTATGGGTACGATGAATGGCTGACTTAGCGGATATTAACGTAAGTATTGAAGTAGACGATACCTCAGTGTTAAAAGGTATTGATCGTGTAGCTAGGTTAGAAAAGGGTTACGGTAAACTTGATAGGGCCTTTAATAAGGGCAAGATAACTGCCCAGCAATATTCTAAAGGTATCCAACAAGTAGACACTGCTATAAAGAGAGCGACTACTTCAACAAGAGCTTACGCTGACGCTCAAATGGCAGCTACTAAAGCTAGTAATAGAATGGGCGTAGTTACTCAACAAGCTGGTTACCAAGTAAGTGACTTTATTGTACAGGTACAATCTGGGACCAATGCTTTTGTAGCCTTCGGTCAACAAGCCTCTCAGTTAGTGGGAGTCTTACCACTCATAGCTAGTCCGTTAGGACTTACTGCTGGTGCTGCTGTTGGGCTATCTGCTGCACTAGGTATAGCTATCCCCCTAGTAACGGCCATTGGTGCAGCTATTACTAGGTCTGGCAAGGATGCTGAAGATGCTGCTGAAGGTTTTAAAACTTTTGAAGATGCACTTGAATCTATAACCAAGAAAGCAGATAAACTACAAGAAAAGAGACTTTCCCTTACAACACAGTTTGACCCTGAGATCTATGAGGCAAGGGTTCAAATGATGCCTATAGTTGATAACATCAACAGGTTAGTGTTAGAGCAAGTAAACCTTTCTGGAAAAGCCTTAGAGCTTAATCAGAACTTGGTTAAATCTGAAGAAGAGAAGCTCCGTGTTCAAACTTTGCAAGTACAAGCTGCTATGGAGAGAATCAGGGAAGATGAAGAGTTCTTTGAAAATCAAGAAAGACTAAAGAAGGTTGAAGAAGATAGAGCTAAAGCTGAAGAGGCTTTTAGGGAACGTGCAAGAAAGGCCCTTAATGAAGAGTTTGAAGCTACCTTAGCTGCCAGAAAAGCTATAGCTAAAGCAAGAAAACAAGCAGATGAAAAGAGGGCTAAGAGGGAGAAAAAAGCTCACGAAGTAAGAATGGGTTATATAGCGCTAGAGGCAAGGTCGCAAATGTTATTGGGTACATCACCCATGTTTATAAATAAGGATGCGCTTTCTGTAGCAGCTAAGATGTATAAAGATAGAAAAGCTGCTGAAGAGGCTGCTGCAAAAGAGGCTGCTAGAAGGCTTAAGGTACTAGAGAACGAAATAGACCTCACCAGAGAATTAACTGAAGCACAGAAACAACAAGTGGCTATAGCTGATAGTGTCTCTGGAGCCTTTGGTGACATGTTTATGACTATGGTAGATGGCACTACATCAGCTAAAGATGCCTTCAGATCTATGGCTGCTGACATCATACAACAGCTATACAGAATACTTGTTGTTGAGCAATTAGTACAATCTATTGCTGGTGCTATTACAGGTGCATTTAACCCTGCCTCTGCTGCTGGTACTGGGGGTACTGTAGCTCCACCTAGAAGACCAACAGGGGTCTTTGGTCGTTATGAAGGTGGTGGATACACAGGATCAGGACCAAGATCAGGTGGCTTAGATGGTAAGGGTGGCTTTATGGCTATGCTACACCCTAGAGAGACTGTCATAGACCACACTAAAGGTCAGGGTGCTGGAGGTACAG